CCCAAGTAACAACTATAGTTAGACACCTCTAACTCTTTTTAGTCCCATCTAACTCGAGTTAGTCGCCTCTAACTCTGTCCCATTAAAAGAACACCCTGGCCACATCCCAGGGTGTCTCTTTAATGATACATTGCAATTGTCAACCTATTGGGTGACAAAAAATAAATGTCACCCACAAAATGAATTATGGGTGACATTAGACTAGTCAGTTGTTTTGGTATATTCGATAAAAATATATATTTCTTTTGTATTTTGTAACCAATTATTTATATATAATATTTTAGTATCTGATACACCTATAATAATACCTTGATTTGTATTACTTCTGTAAATTGGAAGTGCGAATAACTGTCCATTGTCATTATTTATTAAATTACCATATGTTTTAATAACTCTTTTAATATTTGAAATATTATGATTAAAATCCGACCAATTTGTTGAATAAGTAAGTGAATTTAAATTAAATCCTTTTCTATAAATAGGTTTACCATCTACCCAAGATCCAACAACAACTTCATCAAGTGTGTAATTATTTGATGTATCACCAGTTGCACTAATCACACCATTTTCAATTGTAATATTGTTACCAGCGGTATATTCTATAGGTGGTTCAGGTGTTGGTGCATATAGCACACCCTCTGAACCATCTATAGTATAATCAGCCACTTTTGTACCTTCTGTGAGTGTTGGAGTAATAGTTACATTAGAACCGCCACCAGTTTCAAATTGCACATTACCAGCAACAGAACCTGATAACATTTCATCTATAACACCACTGAGTGATCCTGACAAATTCTTATTCATTACTTCGCCCCCTTCTTACTGTTCATATCATCCAAGATAGTTTCAATCTTTGTAAGAGTAGCAATCAGTTGCTGATTCCATTTATAGTCACGGAATATAAAATAAGCTATTATTACTACTGATGTACTACTATTAATAATAAGATTAACTATATCATTCATTTTAGTCCACCCCCTCAACAGAATATGACACTTGATTAACACAAGACCTTACTATATACTTCCATAAGTCCATAAGATTATCATCCATATAAAGACGCTGAGCATCACCTAAAATTTTATCTGATTGTGTCACACCTATGTTACCTTGTCTTATTTTAAGGTCAACATGCTCATCTAGTAGGTTATGTTCAGTCTTCATTGTAGAATTATAATTTTGATTTTTAAAACCATCAAAGTCTTTTTTATCTTTCACTGAATTATAGGTGTGGGTATCACTCTTACCATGAAGGAGACTATCTTGTGATTCATTCTTGAAATTGGCAACATCATCAAAAGTGGCAACCTTGTGCGTGTTTGTATCAGTTCCACTAGATGCATTTGTTTCACTTCCAGTTCTTGTTGTGTCACCATTATCTTCATAAGTCAATCTATCATCACCAGTGTGCTTATCTGTAGTATCACCTGAGTGACTATCTTTTGATACAAAACCTTCGACACCATCAACATTCCATAGTGGATTGAAATCTGCCATATATCCTACATAGAGCCTATCTATAAGACGTTTCTTTGATTTAATCCATATACTGAAAGTCTTTATAATATTACTATATGTAGTGTCTCTATCTTCAGGTGAAAACCTATCATTAAGGAATACAGTTCTCTCTGGAAAGTATAACCAGATAAGATCATCAAACTGACCTTTGAGTAGTGTCCACCAGTCTGTAGATGCCACACTTTCACCTACCTGAGTGTCAGTAGGTGTAAGTGTTTCATACTCATTAAGATATGATTCTAGATTGTGTTTCATTAGTAGCACCCCCTTCAACATTTCTTATATTATATAATGGGTTAAGTCTTACTTCTATAGATGTACCAAACATATCATTGACCTTTTCAAGTCCCTTCTTGCGTGTCTTCAACATATCATCAGTTGATATAAGTAGTAGCTGGTCATTTGATTCTATTTCATCAGTATTGACTTGTGCTTTCTTCTGGTTGGTCATTCTGACACCTAGATCACGATAGAATTGTTCCAGTATCTTATCACGAGCAATTAACCAGTCATTAATACCATCTTTGATACCAGTGCGATTTATATCAACATTTCTAAACTTCTCAATAATAGAATTATCTGATACTATGCCTCGCTTACCTGCAGTCAGATTCCTGAAGAACTGCTTCAGGGACTCAATGACAGCATTATCATCAGATACTGGTATAGAACTCATGCGCTCATTAACTGTGTATATATTGATAGTAGATTCTACATCAGCAAGCTGTCTTGCATATCTCTGAATAAATGTATTAAGTCCACCATCAGCTTTTACATAAAATACAGAGTCCTGAAGTGAGTTGTTGTATATTACTTCACAATCCTCACCTATGGTGTACTTCTTACTTGTAATAACAACAGGATTTGCAAACACTGCCCACACTGGCTGATAATATTCATCATAACCAAAAAGATTCGTAATAGGTGTGAATAGTGAACCATCCCTTTTAGCAAGTACTACTGCGTGTCCTGTAATAAGTAGGTTTAGTTCTAGATCACGCTTTGATATTCCAGTAGGTAGATTCTTATATTCAAAAATATTCATCACCAGGTTAAGCAGTTTGAAATACCAATAATCAAACCCTGTCTTAACATCTGCTACATCATACATAGTTTTTAAGTATTTATTCATCTTAACAATATTCATTATAAATAGACACCCCCATTCATAATTTCTTTAATTCTCTGACACTCTTTTTCTGTAGCACTTCCGAAGTTGTTAGTCCATATTGTATTTTCATCTATTTCAGTATAACCTTTAAGTTGACCAACATTATATCTAATATTAGATTTATAACCTTCAAAACCATTAAAATTGTAAGGTATTGAAGGAGTAGGTCTTGACAATATGAAATATGGTTTTCCATCTGACATATGACCATAATTAGAACCACCCTGTCCTGATCTACCAACTGATACTTTCTGTTGTGTTACTGCACTTGCCATTGCACCTATACCAGCCATAGGATTGCCACCAGCTGCTGCAACAATACCACCAGCAAATTGAACCAATGAATTATAAGCACCACGCCAATCTGTCGCCGAAAGTGGCATAGTTAAATAGCAGTTTCCATTAAATTTATAAAGTGAAGTATCAATTGATGCATCTGTATTACCCCTAGCACTTCTTTTAACTTCAACACTTGCAACACAAGAACCACTTAACATATCAATATTATATTTAATATGTACAGTTCCGCCCATAACATCATCAGCGTTTAGTTCGTGAATACCACAATATGGTAAGTATAATTGTACTTTTGAATGTGGTGCATAATCCATAAATGTTTCAGATGGTTCAGGTAGTTCTAATGTACCGCAATCAAGTGTGTGAAATTGGTTTGGTATAACATCACTTGACACGCCTGTACCTATACCGCAAAAAGATATTTCTTGCGCCTCAGAAACAGTAGGCGAAAATTTACACAATGAACAGAAAAGTACATAATCAAGTGGATTTGCTAACAGTTTCTTTAATTGGTCAGCAATTGCGTCTGTTATTCCTGTGAATAAGAAATTGGAAAAGCTTTGCAGTCCACCCATTGTAGGACGGTACAATGTAACAAGTCCACTATTAACAACATTAACAGTGTTCAGATCACTTGCGTCTGGGTCTTTGCACTCGTCACTATTTGTAGGGTAGTCACCTTTTCCACCAGCCGTGTCACTAGGGCCTGCATTATCAAGATTATCTTGATTAAATTCTTCAAGATCACTACCAGCAAGTCTGAATGTATTATCAGGGGTTTCATAATCATACCAATTATACATAGGTATTTGTACATTGGCTGATTGCATTGGTCTAAATGGATAAATTGGATAAGAAACAAATTCAGCTGAAGTATCCCATTTCATGAGTATATCCCAACCTAAATAAGCGGATGCGTCATAACCTGACACTTCATTCCAACGTAAATAGTTGAAACCGCCCTCAATATTAGGTGTATTAAAACCAATTGTCCATCTAAATTTACCATTTACTTCATCAATTGGCATTGAAAACATTGAGATAGCACTTTCACCATTCCAACAAAAATATACACTTGATAATTCTTTAATAGTGAAATTATGAACAGATGGATTATTGTCATGATAGTAGTATGATTTTTCCTCGGTATCAGGATTTGTGTATTCGTAGAATCCATTTAATAATCGTATTCTAAAGGTGTTTGATGACATTTTTACAAGATATAAACCGAAACCTTCATCAAAAGAACCATATAAAAATCTTGTATTAGCTTTAAATATTTCTTGTGCATCTATATATGTTTGACTTTCTACAGTTTCTTTAGATTGTGGATTAAATAATAAATTATAAATCCTCTGCCATTCATCCGATCCATAATAAACGCTAAACCCTGTTGTGTCTATCATATAATCTTCAAGTGATAACCACTTCATCGGAGTTTTTTGACCTTTGCAATAATAATAACAATATTCATATGATGGAAAACTTTTAGTTTTATGTGTACCAATAATCGGTATTTCATAAGGAAACCCCGGTCCGCCGTGTATTTCTGGCAATTGAACTAATCCAAAATATTCAAAATCAGCTTGTTTTATAAGTCCAGCATTTAATGACATAATATACCCCCTTAACTATTTGAACTTGTTGTTTTTCCAACAACACCAAGAATGATATTTAATGACTCAAAACCGTGTGGAAATTGCAGTGTCCTGATGCAGTCATAATTTCTTACCTTGATTTTATCATCTTCAAGATATCGATCATATAAATGTTCATTACGTGAAACAATAACATTTTGTTTATAAATTGCATTTTTATGACTATAAATATAATCTTCTTCACAAGTTAGCGTCACATATCCATTTTCAAAATTCCAACTTCTTATAAAATAATAGCGTTCAAGTTCTGCAATCCATAAATAATTCACATTTTGGCCAATTAAACCACTTGATACCTTAATAGTAGGTTCTTCAATTGAAGTTGGGTTTAATATTTCAATTGGTATATTATCGTATTTTAATTCAAGTGCTTTGATAAAATACCGCTCATCTGATTTATTATAATAAAATTTTGAGTTCATATAATCACCTCATTATAGTTGTAATGCCCTAGCCACTACATTGTAGCTAAGGCATTACTTTGTATTTTATAGGAGATAAACAAAATGTTGATTACTCACCATCAGTAACTTCATCAGCTACAACGAAGATTACACCATTTTCAGATAAATCATTGTAGTACTGAATAAGTGCTGTTGAAGAAAGGTTTGTATAAGCATCAATAGAATTGTAGAAACTTCCTGATCTACGTTTATTGAGTCCTACTGCGATTGCCTGTCTATCAGCAAGGACTGCAACAACACCTGTCTGTTTTACTGCTGTTGGTGTCTGTTCACCAGCTTCAGATGATGGAATGACATTAATAGTAGAATTTGTCACAAAATCATTTGTGTCAGATGCTCCCTTGTTACCCTGCCAATAAGCAACCTCTGTGTAGTTTGGAAGTGCTACAAATTCATTGTGGAATGTATCTGACTCGAGATAACTTTCAACACCAGCAACAAATGATGTAAGCATCAGTACGTGCATATTGTTCCTTGCAGTTGCTCTTACAAGTCCATCAACATTATAAAGCTGAGAAGGAATTGCAAGATACTTCATATACTTACGTATATAATTAGATGCAAATCTAAGGAATGCTGGAGTGTGCATTGCATTTGCCTGTGTCAGCACATTCTGACCAGTAAGTCCCATTTCTGTGTTGTACTCTGCAAGAAGGTTAATAACACCATTCTGTGCCTTTACCTTTTCTGCTACAAAGTTAGCGATTGCAGTACGTGACATGTTATTGATTGACATTGTCATAGAGTCAGTCATTGCAGAGATAATAGCATCAATAAACTGGCCCATCATACTCTCACTTGTGAAGGCAGTACTGAAAAGATCATCAGGGATAGTAACCTGATACTTCCATGTAGTAGCACCCTTAAAGTAAGTAACAACTACATCAGGCTTGTGAATATCAAGAAGTGTAGGTGTGAAACCATTTTCACCTGTCTTGTATTCACTTGACTGGATAGCACCAAAAGGATTGACACTGATCTTCTGAAGGATAGCTCCAAACTCGAATTCGTTCATATAGAGCGAAGGGAACTCAAGTTCTAAATCAAGAGTTCTGATCACAGTTTTACCTATACGGTCCACCAGCTTACCCAGGAATAGATCTGTGTTGTCAGTGTTACCGACAATTGACTCGCCCATTGAAATAATACCAGAAAGGTCATTGACGTCTACTGCGTCCTCGCCCCACATCTGTTTATTAATATCATTGAGCAGTGAATAAATCTGATTAACTTTCATATAATCACCTCATTAAATAATAGTAGACAAAATTGTCCCTAAGTATTATATACCATAGTTAGAGATATATTACAAGAGTTAAATACATATAACAAAGATTAGTGTTGCATTTTGTAAACTAATGGTTTACAATGTACTTGTAGTTGAAAATAATCTTTGAAGGGAGATAACAATATGAAATTTTATGGAATGGAAAAAACTTATATCAAGTTCTTCTGGCAGGCACATACCAGATATAAGAGAACTAAAAGACTCAATAATCTATTTAATATGATGCATGAAGCATCATGTTATAGAGAAGAGATCACATCTCTATACTACTGTAATAAAATGACTGATGAAGAGTATTCACAGAAGTATCAGTTTTTAGGATTAATGGAAAATAAGGTCCAAAACCTACTTCATGAAGTGCAATGCCACATAAATGAAATGGAGTTGGAGTTAATATATAATTCTTAAAGAAAGGAGTGAAGAAGTTGAGACAGACGAGTGAAGGCTTCATGGACAAGATGTTGGAAGACAACACACCAGCACCTGAAGGTGAAGACTTATCTGAAAAGATTGCGAACATCATAGACAAGAAGGTTGCTGAATCTATGGCTAAGTTTACTAAAGAACTTGAAAAGATAAGTCCGCCAAAAGAAGAGGTTGAAACACCAGGGGGAAACCCAAAAGAAACTGAAGAAGAAACTGAAGACGAATTAGAAGAAGGAGAAGAAAATGAATAAGGTATGTTTAATAGGAAGACTCACAAAGGATCCTAAAGTTGATGGTTATGGAAAAGGCAAGAATGCAGGCACTGTTGCAAAGTACACACTTGCAGTTGATAGAGACAAGGACAACACGGACTTTATAAGGTGCGTTGCTTTTGGAAAGGGTGCAGAGTTTGCTGAAGAATATCTCTCTAAAGGTATGAAGATAGGTGTCACAGGAGAGATAAGAACAGGTTCTTATGAAGACAAGGATGGAAATACAGTATATACTACAGAAGTACTTGTTAACCAGCATGATTTTTGTGAATCTAAGAAATAATTGCTAAAACATAGCAGGGTGGACCAGTTCCACCCTGTATTATTAAGGGGTATATTATGACATATGAAGAACACATTGACTATATTATAGAACACACTCAAAAGTGTATCACTGCATATACATACTTTTGTGAATATCACTGGTCACTAAGAGTATGCGCTAAAAATCTAGAGTGTAGTCATACACAAGTTAAGAATCTACTGGAAGACCTAGCAAATATTGATGATGATATGTATCAAAGCTATCTTACAGAATTAAAGGTAAGAAATAAGAAGAAAGCGGGGTGGTCACATTGATGTTATTTTATCTATATTGTTTTATATGCGTGATCTATGCAAACTACAAACTAGTGGAAGGAGTGTTTAAGGATGAATCAGACGAACAAAAACTATGCGAGGACACTGAACAGGAGACTTCAGGGGTGGGATGAGTCAGGAGTTGAATCTGATCTAGTGAATGAGACTAGGGCAAATCTAGAAATGTTCTATGATAAATATGGAATAGAAACAGATGAAAACTTTTTTGACCCAAACATGCATCTAACACCTGAAGCTGAAGAAGAGTATGAAAGGATTATGGATGCTTTTGGAGACAAGGCAGGTTCTTCTGTTAATGAAATGAAAAGACAATACGAGTCACAAGCGGAAGAATATGAGGAACGCTTCAATGTAGGCTCTTTTGAAGAGTATATGGAGTTTACTGATAGGATGAAAAATGCAATGTCAAATCAGAGCATTAAGGAAGTTATATCATCTGAACAGATTGCAGAACTGTATGCCATTGCATCCAGTAAAAACATAGGTGCTGACTTTGTAGACTATACACTTATGATGGAATATGAAAGCAGTGGTAAGACCTTTGAAGGACTATATAATCAGATACTAGGAGCAATAGAATCTTATGATGCAACCTTGGAATTTGGATGGGATTAAGACCACAGAGTTTTATATACCAAACAAAAAAGAAAGAATAAATAAACCTATTTCTAATGATATTTATACTTTTGACATTGAGGTAAGTAGTCTCTTTTATCTTGATGGTGAGTTTAAGCAGTTCGACTATTCTAGACCACCTGAATCTTACAAGGATATCGAAAAAGTCAGTATTCCTTACATATGGATGTTTGGTATCAATGACAAGGTATATTATGGGCGCAACTTTATGGACTTTGAAAAGGTCCTGAAAGATATCTATGAGGAAAAATGCTGGAAGATAATCTATATATTCAACTTATCCTATGAAATGCAGTTTTTACTTAACATTTTTATAGGTAAATATCGAATTGAAAATATGGTCTGTAGAGATATCCACAAACCTATTCAGTTTGAAGTTCCTGAACTTAACCTTATATTCAGATGTGCTTATATGCTTACTAATATGTCACTTGAATCTGCTTGTATAGAATATACTGATGTAGAAAAGAAGTCAGGTGATCTTGACTATCAGAAGGCAAGAAGTCCACTGACTAAACTATCTGATACTGAGATGGGATATTGTGAATATGATATCATAGGACTGTATAAGGTTATACTTTACTTCAAAAACAAGTATGAGTTCCTGTATAAGATACCACTGACGAGTACCAGCGTGGTAAGAAAAGAACTAAAGAAAAGAATTGATTTTTGGTATATCAAAAGACAGTGGTCACTAGTTCCAACACCAGCTATTTATCTGAAACTTGTTTCATGCTTCAGTGGTGGATATACACACGCTAATTGTCTAAGAGCTTTCAGGGTGTGGTTAAATGTACATTCTAAGGATATTGCAAGTAGTTATCCTGCAGTAATGGTTACGGAGAAACTACCACAAGGTGAGTTCCTGAAGTGTAATGTTAATCAATTTACTACTAAAAAAAGAAAGTACTACGCTTTTATGTTATATGTTAAGTTTAAGAATATAAAGCCAAAATATTACAATCACTACATACAACTTGCAAAATGTATAAATCTAAGAAAGCCAGTTGTTGATAATGGTAGACTGGTAAAAGCTGACAGCTTTGAAATGTGGTTAACTGATGTTGACTTTGATATTATACTAGCCACTTATAAGCTAGAATATGAGATAGTAGAACTATACAAGGCTAAGAAGGACTATCTAGATATCAGGATTATTAAGTTCATACTTGAATTATATGGCGGTAAGACTAAGCTGAAAAAGAAGGCTAAGATTGACCCTCATATAGCAGAAGTGTATCAGAATCTGAAGGGTTGTCTCAACTCACTCTATGGTGTTTCTGTAAGTAATATACTTAACAATTCAAGTGATTTTATAAATGGACTCTGGACACAACAGGAGTTCACACCTGAGTTTGTTGAGAGTAAGCTGGAAGACGCAAAGGAAAGCTGGAGCACACTATTCTACTATGCCCATGGATGCTGGATAACAGCACTAAGCAGAAGGAATCTTTTTATGCAAGTTATCAAGCTAGATTATGACATGATCTACACAGACACCGACAGTATCAAATATATTAATAATCATGATGATGTATTTATTGATTATAACAACTCGCTTATAGATAAATATAAAGATGTTATAAAGAGATATCCTGAACTGACACTTGACATGTTTATGCCTGAAGATGAGGACGGAGTGAAACGTCCTATTGGAGCATATGAAGATGATGGTGATTATGAAGAATTTGTAACCACAGGTGCTAAAAAGTACGCATATAGAGAAAATGGCAAGTTGCATATAACTATAAGTGGAGTGAATAAGAATACAGGTATCACTAGACTACACGATGATATCAACACATTCCTGGAAGATGATCTGACCTTTGATTATAATCAGTCAGGAAGGCTTATACATTACTATCTGGATAACCAACCACACTTCACCTTTACTGATATTGATGGTAACAAATACAACAGCAAGCTAAACTATGGCATAGTCTTACAACCTACCACTTATACAATGGGAGTGACAGACAATTATCTCACGTTATTACAACTATATGAAAAAGAAAGGGCTATTGCAAATGGCAAACAAAAAACGACAATATGTAAAACAAAGTGACATTAAAAAACAATTAACTGGATGTGATTTTCTGTTGGTCCTTGGTGAGAGATCCAATGGAAAATCATACTCAAGTAAGAATCTGATAATCAAAGAGTGCTGGAAGAACAATAAAGAGTTTATCTATCTGAGAAGATATGATCTAGATGTTAAGGACTCGCTATGTGTGGGCTACTTCGGAGATTGTCCTATTGAGACTATGACAAATGGTGAATATACTTGTGTAGATGTGTGGAGAAAATCAATATATTTATCTAATATAGATGAAAATGGAAAAGTGAAGCATGGTCAAAAGATAGGATATTGTCACTCACTATCAGGTGCTGAACATTACAAGTCGCTTGCATTTCCTGATGTTAACTATATTATATATGAAGAAGTAGTCTCACAGGATGGAAGATATCTTTTTAATGAACCATCTAAACTACAACAGTATGTTTCAACTATATTCAGGCACAGGAAGGGCAAAGTTATCCTGATAGGAAACACAATAAGCAGAATCTGTCCATATTATAATGAATGGGATTTGAAGGTTGCAAAGCAGAAGCTAGGCACTGTTGAGGATTATGTATTCCACAATGATAATGGTGATGATACCAGACTAAAGGTATATCTAACTGATACACTCAACTATAATACAGGTATGTTCTTCGGTCTTCCGGCAAAGAATATAACAAAGGGTGCTTATGATGTGACAGAACAGCCACACCTACCAAAACCACTAAGCAAGTATAAATCACTATATAATGTGGTGGTGGAATATAACGAATTTAAGTTCCTTTGTACACTCTTTATGGACAAGGAAGAGAGCAACAATATAATCTGGTACGTACAACCTAAGACAACTGATATTAAACCAGGTACTAGGGTTATATCAAATAAATTTTACTCTAACCCACTTGTAACACGTAGCTTTAGGAATCCACTGAGTCCTACAGAGCAACGAATATTTAATTATATCTACACTAATAAAGTCTGCTTTAGTGATAATCTGACAGGAACAGAGTGGAACAATATTATAGTGAATATGAGGTGATAATATGGATATAAGGCTTTCAGTTTTCCCAACTAATATTTATCCTAGAATGATAGCATATACAACTAATTATAAGATAAGAAATAGTTTAGCAAATCAATTCTCTGTATTAATATATAACTATTCACAAACAAGCGACTCAGCTTTTCCTTATCAGATCATAATAGGAAATCACACTAGATATTTACCTTATGATAGAGGAAGAGCTATAGAGAAGATACTTGACTATATATCACATAGAGAGGAAAAAGAAATATATGAGAAGTAGTGAAATAATAGCAAAAGCAATTAAAGATTACACAAAAATTCAAATTAAAAACAATGAACCTATTGATAGTGAATATATAGTTCACTTTTATCAAAAATATAAATGGACTGATAAATGGGAAGAATGCACAGTCATTGGTTATATAGAAGATTTTCCAATTGGTTCAATTTATTTTTCTGATGATTTTTATGAAGGACAAACTGAAGTAAAAGATGTTTGTGTTATGTCACTTCATGAAGTGGGTAGTCTGATTAGTAAAACATTTGAATTGGCAAAGAAGATAGAAAAGGAGATAAAAGAACATTATGAAATTAGAAAAAGTGATCTGTGACAGATGTGGAAAAGAAGTAGTATATCCAACTAAACGTAAAATCTTTTTATCTAAAATAGGACGTGAAGGTGGTCTCGACTTATGTGATAAATGCCATAAAGAATTAAATGAATGGTTTATTGATAAACCAAAAAATGATTTTGAAGAAGTAGTAGATTTTTTCAATAAGATATAAGATAAAGGAGATTGAAAGAAATGAAAAGAAGTGATATAACAAACTATGTAATGACATTGTCAGGTGAGTCAGGACACGTTGAAGTGCTCAATATCTATAACAGTCAGAAGGACCTACCACGCAACTATGCAGTGAGACTTAATGACCCTTGGTGTGCTACATTTGTTAGTGCTGTCTTCCTTAAATATGGATGGACTAGTATCTCTGAATGTAGTTGTGAAAAGATGATAGAGAAAGCAAAGAAGTGCAGTAGATGGGTTGAGGATGATGACTACAAAGCACAGAAGGGTGATATCATCCTATATGATTGGCAAGACAGAGGTTCAGGAGACAACACGGGTGTTGCTGACCATGTAGGTATCATTGTAGATGTAACTGATAGTGCTTTTATTGTACGTGAGGGCAACTATAACAAGACAATAGGCAACAGAACTGTAGTTATGAATGGGAAGTATATCAGAGGATTTATCACACCACCATATGAAGAAGAGACACACAAGGACAAGCTACTGGAGAGAGTCAACGGAATTGACTTTGAACTACTCTATAAATATTCAGGTGCTGAAGGTGTGAAACAAGAAATGTTGAAGTTGATTAGTGAAGGGTACTAAATGTATAATCAAGTTGTGTGGTGTATCGCCCGGTGGTTCGACTCCACCAACACACAATCTTAATCTCTTTCTCAAATGTCACCTTATAGACGGTCTATAGGGTGACATTTTATTTTGAGGACTGTGTCCTATAACTTGGACACCCTGGTGATCATCCGGGTGTATTTTTAATGGGACAGAGTTAGAGGCGACTAACTCGAGTTAGAGGGGACTAAAAAGAGTTAGAGGCATCTAACTAGAGTTGTTACTTGGG